TGAGGATTTTAATGATGCAGAAATTGCTTCTGTATTTGCTTCACTTGTCATTTTGATAGGAGGAGCTTTAGGTTACTCTTTCTCAGGTTCTCCGAAAGTTGGTTTCTTTTCTAATAATTTTGTTAGAGGAATCAAAGATTTCTCTACTAGTGTTAATCCTTTAATTACTTTTTTTAAAACTTCTATGTCAGCATTTATGAAAATTGTAGATTATATTAGACTTAAGATGTCTCAAACTCCAGAAGATCGTGCTATCCTATCTTTAGATAGCAATCATAAAGCTTTACAAACTTGGTATGCAAAAGCCATTAATTTATTAGATCCAAGTAACAAGATGAATGTTAAACGTTCTCCTACTCTCATTGCTGAAGTATATATGGCTCAGGCTTTTGGTCAAGCCGTTTCTAACGTTTTGATAGGCGGTAACTCTATTGGTCTTGGCACTGTTGCTTCTATTGTGAGAGATATTAATAATAAGCTTTATGAGTTTGTTGACGAACTCACTAGCGAGTGCTTATCTCCTGCTGTTCGTTTTGAACCATTCTTCTTACACATAACTGGTGGTCCAGGTGTGGGTAAGTCGTTTATTTCAAAGCGTCTTGCAATTGATGCTCTCGACAGTATTGATGTTAAGTCAATAAACCCTATTTTTACAAGGACTTCTGGTACTCAGTATTGGAATGGTCTCTGCACTCAAGAAGTTATTTATTTCGATGATCTTGGTCAAGTTAAGACTCCGGAAGCCAATGCTATTATGATCCAAGATATCTTTAATTTAAAAACTAATGTACCTTTTAATCCTAGCATTGCTGAAATCAGCAATAAGAAATTAAGACCAAACCCTTTCCTTCTTTTGGCCGCTTCGAATACACCTTTCTACAATCATTTGTCAAGTAGTATGATTAGCATTAGTGCTTTTCATAGACGTCGTGATATGTTAGTCGATGTCCGTGTTAAGAAAGAATACGCAAATGAGAATGGAGGTTATTCGATTGCAAAGATGGAAGGTAAAGAAGAATTACGTAAGAACTATGGTCATTTGGAATTTTATATATATGGAAACTCGATTGATTCGACCCAAGAAAATGACGTTAAACAGAAGAAGGTTGATTATGTAGATTATGCTGAGTTTAAACAGATACTTCAGACTAAGTTTAGAGAATATTATAATAGGGAAGTTCAGAATTTTAGAAGTAGTTTGGAAATGTTGCGCGAAATTGCTCCAGAGGAGGCTATTGCTACTACTCCATCATATTGTGAATTTGCTACAGATTATTTAGATTCGCTTAGCGCTATTGTTAGAGCTCGTTATGAAGAGTCAACTCGTGACACAGTTCTTAATCCAACGCTTGGAGCTGAGAATTCATATTCTCCAACATCAAATTTAGAATATATTAGAAAACGCTATAATGCTTCGACGCCTGGTGCGGAGGCTTCCAATGAAGCTGATGATGAAGATATCTTCTTTGAAGCTGAGACCATTCCGAAGGCGTTTGCACTGGATGAGTGGCCAGAATTAGAAGGTACTGATATTACTTTCCTTGAGGAAAGGAAACGAGTCGGTCTTGCCTTCCATCAGATGGTTTTAGCTGATAAGCAGCGTAAGCCGCACCTTACTAATGGCGGTAGAAATTATCATATGTATATGTTTGATGTAGCGCGCAGTAGTGGATCTAATATTTTTGGAGGTCGTTTGTTAGAGCAGGCTCTACCCGGCGACTTCTCCTTTGTTAATGAAACCCAGTATAAGAAAGGTATGGAAAGGTTCATCATGCATTTACAACTTCAAGCTATGGAATATTATACTTGTATGGATGATAACATAGACAAGAAATGTCCTCATTATCGTATGATGTTGCTCGGAATTGAGAAGTTTAATTACGACTCAGTTAATAAGCGATTCGTTGGATCCTCTCTTTATAGTTTTGTTGATCCGTTAGACAAATTTTTCTCAGCCTGTCCATGTGATTTTGACACTTTGGATGGTACTTGTGCATTGCGCGATGAATACTATTTAGCTGAATTTTTGTCTGTAAGAATGCCCGCAACTAGATGTTATCTCCCTAGTGAAAATTGTTTAACTATGCTTGACCCTATTACTGCTAATGCTTGGCTTACACTAAGTATTTCTACCACTTGGTTGCCTACTCCTTTCATTGTGCAGGTGCTATTGAGAGGTTCTCGTCCTTCGCGCCCAGAAGATCTTGCTGGTCTTCGTGCCCGCACACATGTTAGACATATGATAGGTGTTAGTTCTCATCTTTTTAACATCATGGTTGATGAAGCTAGGATTAAAATTCAGCAGATGTATGCAGCACTTAAAGGTAGAATGAATAGCGTTCTCGCTTTCTTATGGGAGCACAAACATAAATTATTGTTTGGTTTAGGTCTTATTGTCACGGGTGTGGCTGCTATGTATGGTCCAACCATCATAGCCCAGCTCAAATCTTGTTTTGTAGCAGGTGTTTGTGCTGGCGGTTTATTTAGAAGTTCTTCTGCTAGTCATGAAGAAGAAACTCCTCAGCCACAACCTCTACTATTGAACCGTGACCGTTTAGTTAATCAAGGAGCTGGTATCTCCGAAGCTGGTGCTCAGTTTAAACCTAAATCTAAGAAAGAAAAGAAGAACAACCGTGCTCAAATGAAAGATGCTTTTAGGGATCAAATGTTTACATCTGTTTTAGACGACGACTATTTTGTTAACAATGAATCTGAAGACGCTGGTCTCACTATGAAATTTTGTAATAATGTATGTACTTTAGACGCTGGCGTCTTAAAAATTAATTGCACTGCTTTAGGTGGTAGGACTGTTGTTACAGCTCGCCACTATTTAGATCAAATGGTTTATTTAGCCAAAAAACAAAATAATTTAAAAATTAATGTACTTATCGCTTCAGTTCCTGCCGTTACCATTGATTGGTCTCGAGTAAGAGTTATGAGGCCGAAAAGTTTTTCTACTCTAGCTTTATTAACGTTCCCTAAGAACATTCCTCAATTTTCTAATATTATTAAACATATTATATCTGAGAAAGAAGCTCAGTATGTATCGCCGGCCGATACTTATTTATTAGAAAAAATAAATTCTGTTAATTTTATTACTAATGTAACTACGCGCGCTTGTCCATCTATTGATATTGCTGCTGATCAATTTACTCCAGCTAACACGCTATCTGACTGTTATACTTATAACTATGGTCGTAAGGGAGCTTGTGGTAGCCCACTAGTTTCAAGAAGTCCATATCCTCGTATAATTGGTATTCACGTAGCTGGACGTGATGGTCGCCATGGTTATTCAGAGCCTATAAGACGTGAGCAATTTGATCACATCTTAGAAGCCGAGAACCATGGTATGGTAGTCGAAGATACGTTATCCTTTCCAGCAGTTTCTGATGATCATCAGAAAGTTTCTTTAGATGGTACTTTTATTTACTGTAAAACCATTAACGACGCATTCGAAGTTAGAATGCCTACTCAAACTAACATTGTTAAATCGCTTATGTATGACACTATTCCTGAAATCCCAGTTGAGGTTGAACCAGCGCCATTGTGTCACAAAGATGAGAGAGTAGCTCACTTTGAATTATCTCCTTTAGAAGCTGGTATAGCTAAAGATGGTATTCCACCTTTACCTTTCAATACTGATGTAATGGAAGAAGCTAAACGTGATTTGTCAGAGAAGCTTTTAGCAGTTTGTACACCTGTAACTGTTGAATTGGGTAGCTCTCTACTGACCGATCAAGAGGTCTATGCTGGTATACCTGGCTTAAAATACGCCAAAAGCATAGAACGTAGTTCTTCAGAAGGACTACCTTTACAATTGTACCGTCCACCTGGTGCAAAGGGTAAAGCTTGGTGTTTCAATGATGGTAAAGATCAATTTGTAGATGAAACGCTTTTAGAATTCAAGAATTATCATCCTTATCTTGAGAAGCTTCATAATGACAACATGAAGTTACGTAAGAAAGGCATTGTTCCAACTGTTATTTACAATGCATGTTTGAAAGATTGTTTGCTACCATTGGCAAAGTGTAGGAAAGAAGGTGGTACACGAGTTTTTTCTTGTGCTAGTTTAGAAAATATTATTGCTATGAAGAAATATTTCGGTAAGTTTCAATGGGCTTACTCTCACAATCGTCCAAAGAGTGAGTGTAGTGTAGGTATTAATGCAGATTCGAGAGAATGGACAACTCTCTACCAGTATCTTAATGAGATACCGGAAGGTAACTATGTTACCGGTGATTACAAGAATTTCGGTGGTCGCCTTGATTTCGAAAGTATTTCTAACGCTTTCGATATAATCTGCATGTGGTACGATAAGTACTACCCTGACGAAGATCCGTCAGATAAGAAAGTTAGAAAATTGCTCTGTGA